CTAATTTTGATAGATTTTTAACCGCTGATCGTTTATCATTACCAGATATTGATATGGATTTTGGTAGAGAAGGTAGAAATAATATTAGAGAAATTGTAAGAAAATTATATAAGGATATAAATAGAGAGCTATATCCACTTGTTCAAGAATATACACAAAAAGGATTTGCAAAAAATATAAGATTTGTAATACAACCAATTATTGAAGATTTTCAAATTTATAATTCAACATATTTATCATCTTTTGACTGTTTTCATCCAAGTGAGTTTGGCCATTATTGTATGGCTACCCTCCTTTGGAATAATATGTTTTTACCACCTAATAAAAAGTTAAAAAATTTACCATATATGATACCTCTTTATCAACCAGGCGAAAATGATTTTCTACAATGATGATGATTTGAATGCAAATTTTTTAGGTGGAGTAATTTTTGAAGAAGTTTCAGTAAGTTCTTCTTGACCTTTATATCCCAAATATTGGAGAATATTTTTACTCCAAAGTCTAGGATGTAATTCATGATTAAAATGTGCATTAATAAATTCTTTTGCATTTATCCATTCAGCAGTTCTTTCAATTAAATCATGTGTTTCATGATCTCCAATTTTTTCATAATCAATACCATATTTATTCTCATCAAAATTAACAAATAATATATAATATTTGGCAGTTGGTAAATATATTTTATTTTTAACTTCTTCCCGTAACATTTTTTCAATACCTTTATCATCAATATATACTTTTCGATCACCTCTTTTGATGTAAATTGCATAATTAGTTTCTTCACCTAATTCTCTTGAAATAGATTGCCAATAACTTGTATCATCATTATCAACTTTCCCCCCAAAATCAGAAAAGAAATGTCCTTCTCCTTCCTCTTTTTTTACTTTCTGTACAAATAATTTAGGTTCTTCACCCTTCATCAAAATAACACCACCTGCTAAAACTGGTTTGCTTTGATCATCATCTACATAAAATACCTTTCTTTTAGGCTTTTTTTCCATTTTTTTCTTAATATATCTAATAGTAAAAAAATCAATTTTTTAATCTATTTATTTTATTATGAGTAGTATAATTTCCAATCGAAAATTTTTAGTTAAGAATCCAAATGAAATAATACAAGAAAGTAATATTGTTTTCGATATTCCTTCTGTTAAATTAGAACTCCCAAAAATTGTAAAAAAAGCTGAAAATAAATATAAATATAATTATTTTATTAAAGGTTTTTACATCTAAGGCATTGAAATAATATATTTTTAAGAAAATCTGCGAGTTAGTAAAAGTATTTAAAACTACATTAATTTTAAACACCCTACTTTTGTGGTTTCCCTGATTTTATGAGCTAATCCACAGGCGTCCTATACACCCTCACCCTAATATCCAACTTATATAAAATTATAAAAAGCTGATACTAGGTTACTAAAAATGATTATTTTATTAAACAAAGTAGGTAATTTGAGGAAAAAGAAAAATAATTAAAAACTATTCCTAATTAATAATATTAAGATTTCTTTAAGCTGTTTTTTTATAAAAAAATTATTTATTAAATATTTAAATTTTTAATACTTTTAAATAGTTTTTCTTCCCTGGTTTTATAATGTAAAGATAAAACCTAATAATTATGGCATACATATATTCATCTCAATTGGATGTACTACTATATTACCCGCATACAAATACAAATCCATTTCCTTAGAATAATTGTCTGAAACTATCTTATTTTTAAATATTCCCTTTGGTAATACTGTTAAGATTTCAATGCGATTCTGATATAATACTTTTATTAGTTCATCATAATCAGTAAAATCATCATCTACATAAAACAATTGTGCAATAAGAGGAGTGTTTGTTCCTTGATCAAATTTAAAAATAGCTATAGAAAAATAAGATTTACCATTACTATATGTCTTTATTGATTCAGAACTTCTAAAAATACAGGTGTCCTGACCAGTTTTCTCAGCTAATTTTCTTGGGTCTTCCAATTGCTTATATATTGATTCACCCATAATTCTATATTTACGCAATAAATCATCTATCCTACAAGAATAATGGGAAGTGAAATAAAAATGTTGAAAAGGCAATTGATCATTATCTTTTTTATGTAGAAAAATTTTGTTAGGTGACCTGTAGGTAATGCATATAATAAGTTTTGAAGCGACTGCTTTTCCTCTAATACTTTTTTCAACACACAAAAGATCCACATAGCCAAATGTCTTTCCTCTCCATTTATAAGGACAACAATATATAAATCCATAAATTTTGTTATTAGAAATATATAATAATCCTATCGCACCATTTATTTCCCTTTTTCGTGATAGATAGTCAGGAGAATAAATATATCCACTAATATAATTATTATTTAAAAAATCAAGAACCTGTGGCATATTTTCCTTTGTTAAAGGATAGATACTTTCCATAAATTCTGGTGATATGGAATCAGGTCCATATCCTGGAAATAATGAGTCAGAACTATATCCAGGATCAATAATTTGGAAATCATTCGGAAAATATTTATAATCATGTACAACTGGCAAAGTATTCCAGAATGTCTTCTTTTTAGCATTATTTTCCATTTTTTATAAATTAATTCAACATTTAAAATTTTAATTTTTTAACTTATCTAATAATCTTTTTTCAACAATAACTTCCAAAAATTGTAATTTTTTACATCTAAGGCATTGACATATTATAATTGTATTTTTGTTTTTGGGGAACACCCATCCCGTTTCGGAGATCATCAGTTGATTTTAACATTTTCTCCTGTTCTTGTACAATATCATTTGAGTTTTTAGAATAAAATAAAGAAAATGAATCACCCATGTTTTCATATCCAACTATTCCTCCAAAATCACCTCCATTCATTGGAAATTCATTTCTATAAGTCCAATAGTCATCCTGATATTCTAAACCTTTTGGAGTAGCTGGAGGCTGTATATTCCAGGGCATAGTCTCCGCTTTATCTAGTTTAATAAATTGATTATTTGGTGGAAACCTTGTAGGTTCATTAAATGGTTCTGTTGGAATCGATTTAGAAGGTCCATTTGGAGGTAAATCGTATGCATAATAGCTAAAATTCGGATTATTGCTTGAGGGAAAATTTGGAGTATTAAAATCTTGTGTGTAAAAATTGGCTGGATTTATTTCATCATATTTTTTTTGCGCTTTTTTAATTAAATCATCTTTTATTTTATCATAACCAGATTTACCTATAAAATTTTCTTTTATTTCTTCTACATTTTTCGAGAATTTTACCTTTCTTTCTTTGTTATTTAATGATTGCGTAAAAAAAATTTTCCATGATAATACTAAAATAATTACAACTAAAATAACTAAAAGTAAATTTTTAATCATACTTAAATAATATTATAAAAAAATTACCAGAAAAATTTAATATATAATATATTATATTATGAGTGAAACTACACAAGAAAGTAATTCATTGCCAGAAACACAATTATCTACACCTCAAGAAGTTATACCTGTTCCAGAACCAGTACTAACAGCACCCATTTTAATTACTGATGTTCAAGTTCAACCCACTGTATCTCAAGAGGAAGTAAAACCAATAGTTAAAGCTGTTAACAACGAGGAAGAAATAAAAACTGTAATTACAAATGTTCCGGATGATAAACCAAAGAATGACGAACCTTCAGTAAAAGCAAAAAATACTATTAGTGCGGAAGATATTGAAAAATTTAAAAAAGAAGGAATCGATATTCTTATTGAAAAATATTTAGATGATGGTATTATTGATAATGAAGAACTAATTGATCTAGTACAAACCGCAATGGAAATCGCTGAACAAAAAACAGTGTTATCAGGGCCTGAAAAAAAATCTGTTGTGATAGCAGTTCTTCGTAGTTTTTTAGAGACAAGAGTAAATAACTATCCCCAATTAGAGATATTGATAAGTAAATCAATTGATTTAGCCGTAAATGTAACAAAAAATGGCTTGAGTGAAATCAAATTCAGTTCTGAAACAATATCTCAGAGCAAATCAGCTTTTAACCTAATATATGAAAATACAATGTCTAAAATTGAAGAAAAGTACCCTCTAACAGATGATATAATTAATAATATTTTTGATATTGCTTTATACATTATGCAATTACTAGAAGGACAAACAAATCTTAAACCAAATGAAAAGAAAGTTCTTCTTAAAAAGATACTTACAAAAGTTATAAATAGTCTTGATTCCAAACTGAACACTGAACAAAAATCTTTCCTTATCTCCCAAATTGAACCAACAATTTCCTTAGTTCAAATTGGAATTAGGGCAAGTAAAGGAGAAATTCAAATAAATCCTGAAGAAGTTGCATCACTTTTCACATGCCTATTTGGTTGGTCAAAATGCTGTAAATCTAAGAAGAAATAATTTTTAATTTACCAAATATTTTTTTTACATTTTCCATATTTACTGAACTATTTTTTGGCTCAATAAATATAGAATAATCAATCTTATCTCTCGGCACATCAATTGATTTTGAGAATATTAGGTTCAAATCATCATATTTGAAAATTATTTCCTCATATATCTCTTCCACCCAATATACTTTCAAACCAGGAAAATCATCATTAAATATTTGGGATTGTAAAATATAATATTGATAAAAGTCATCTATTTTTTTCATGTTTTGTTCTTTTATTGTATATCCAAAACAGCTACCATCTTGGTATATTTTAAAAAATTTGTTATCAATACCATATAACTTATACCCATTTTTTACAGGTAATACATCTGTGTTATTTTCAAGATAATTTTTCAATAAGTCTTCAAATTCACATATGTTAAGGCAAAAATCCATAACATTTGGATTGTCTGATATATTTCTAAAATAATATCTAACTTTTTCTTCAGTCTTACTTTCCATTATTGTAACATTATAATATATATATATGTGCCTTTAAATTCAATTTTTCTCTGAAAAAAATGAATTTAAAAATAGCTCATCTTTTAAAAGAAAAATGGCTGAAGAATATCGTCAAAAAATTATTGATAAGTTTGATACAGTTATTAAAAATATTACTATTTCAACAAATCTGGAAGAATCTATTTTTAAATGGAGTGAAAATGAGATTGTAAGACGAGGTGAAATTCTCGAAAGATCACAAGAATTATTTAAAAAAACATATTTAAATAAAACAATTCAAATTTTTTACAATATAAATCCAGATTCTTCCATCCATAATACAAATTTTTTGAATAAAATTATTGATGGAACAATTGATATTGATAAGGTTCCTTATTTAACTCCACAGGAAATATTTCCTGAACATTGGGAAAAATTGCAGGAAAAACAGAAGGCTACAGATGAATTTCTTTATCTTAAAAAACCGGAGGCTAGCACAGATGAATTTAAGTGTAGTCGATGTAAGAAGAGGGAATGTACATATTATGAACTCCAGACAAGGTCAATTGATGAACCTATGACTAAGTTCGTGAGATGTTTGGTTTGTGATCATAGGTGGCAAATGTCTTCCTAAAAAATTGAATTATTTTTTACTACTTTCATTAAGTTATAAATGAATAACCACATTTTACGTCAGAATATTCCAATACCCATGTCAAGTGGGATGAATATGAGAATACCAGGAAAAATAGTAGTTCCAAAACCGGAAACTAATGATGCAACCTTTTACAAAACAAATCATTATATTGATAAAATGAAAACACGTATGCTTCATGTGATTCCGACCTATCGTGGAACTCCAAAGAAAATACAATATGAAATTTTTGGAACAGATGGATTAAGGATTGAAAACACAATGACGTTTAACTTTTTATCACAGTTTACAAAACCGATTATATCATTTGTTTCAAACAATGGTGAAACCTATTTTTTGAAAATAATTGCATTTTAT